CCAGCCAGGGACTATTGAGTACGAACGCCATCGACTTACGCGTGCGCAGGCCGACGCACAGGAGCTGAAAAATGCCAGAGACTCCGCTGAAGTGGTGGAAACCGCATTCTGTACTTTCGTGCTGTCGCGGATCGCAGGTGAAATTGCCAGTATTCTCGACGGGATCCCACTGTCGGTGCAGCGGCGTTTTCCGGAACTGGAAAACCGACATGTTGATTTCCTGAAACGGGATATCATCAAAGCCATGAACAAAGCAGCCGCGCTGGATGAACTGATACCGGGGTTGCTGAGTGAATATATCGAACAGTCAGGTTAACAGGCTGCGGCATTTTGTCCGCGCCGGGCTTCGCTCACTGTTCAGGCCGGAGCCACAGACCGCCGTTGAATGGGCGGATGCCAATTACTATCTCCCGAAAGAATCCGCATACCAGGAAGGGCGCTGGGAAACACTGCCCTTTCAGCGGGCCATCATGAATGCGATGGGCAGCGACTACATCCGCGAGGTGAATGTGGTGAAGTCTGCCCGTGTTGGTTATTCCAAAATGCTGTTGGGTGTTTATGCCTACTTCATAGAGCATAAGCAGCGCAACACACTTATCTGGTTGCCGACGGATGGTGATGCCGAGAACTTTATGAAAACTCACGTTGAGCCGACCATCCGTGATATTCCTTCGCTGCTGGCGCTGGCCCCGTGGTATGGCAAAAAGCACCGGGATAACACGCTCACCATGAAGCGTTTCACCAATGGGCGTGGCTTCTGGTGCCAGGGTGGTAAAGCGGCAAAAAACTACCGTGAAAAATCGGTGGATGTGGCGGGTTATGATGAACTTGCTGCCTTTGATGATGATATTGAACAGGAAGGCTCCCCGACGTTCCTGGGCGATAAGCGTATTGAAGGCTCGGTCTGGCCAAAGTCCATCCGTGGCTCCACGCCCAAAGTGAGAGGCACCTGCCAGATTGAGCGTGCTGCCAGTGAATCCCCGCATTTTATGCGTTTTCATGTTGCCTGCCCGCACTGCGGGGAGGAGCAGTATCTTAAATTTGGCGATAAAGAGACGCCGTTTGGCCTCAAATGGACGCCGGATGATCCCTCCAGCGTGTTTTATCTCTGCGAGCATAATGCCTGCGTCATCCGCCAGCAGGAGCTGGACTTTACTGATGCCCGTTATATCTGCGAAAAGACCGGGATCTGGACCCGTGATGGCATTCTCTGGTTTTCGTCATCCGGTGAAGAGATTGAGCCGCCTGACAGTGTGACCTTTCACATCTGGACAGCGTACAGCCCGTTCACCACCTGGGTGCAGATTGTCAAAGACTGGATGAAAACGAAAGGGGATACGGGAAAACGTAAAACCTTCGTGAACACCACGCTCGGTGAGACGTGGGAGGCGAAAATCGGCGAACGTCCGGATGCTGAAGTGATGGCAGAACGGAAAGAGCATTATTCAGCGCCCGTTCCTGACCGTGTGGCTTACCTGACCGCCGGTATCGACTCCCAGCTGGATCGCTACGAAATGCGCGTATGGGGATGGGGGCCGGGTGAGGAAAGCTGGCTGATTGACCGGCAGATTATTATGGGCCGCCACGACGACGAGCAGACGCTGCTGCGTGTGGATGAGGCCATCAATAAAACCTACACCCGCCGGAATGGTGCAGAAATGTCGGTATCCCGTATCTGCTGGGATACTGGAGGGATTGACCCGACCATTGTGTATGAACGCTCGAAAAAACATGGGCTGTTCAGGGTGATCCCCATTAAAGGTGCATCCGTATACGGAAAGCCGGTGGCCAGCATGCCACGTAAGCGAAACAAAAACGGGGTTTACCTTACCGAAATCGGTACGGATACCGCGAAAGAGCAAATTTATAACCGCTTCACACTGACGCCGGAAGGGGATGAACCGCTTCCCGGTACCGTTCACTTCCCGAATAACCCGGATATTTTTGATCTGACCGAAGCGCAGCAGCTGACGGCTGAAGAGCAGGTCGAAAAATGGGTGGATGGCAGGAAAAAAATACTGTGGGACAGCAAAAAGCGACGCAATGAGGCACTCGACTGCTTCGTTTATGCGCTGGCGGCGCTGCGCATCAGTATTTCCCGCTGGCAGCTGGATCTCAGTGCGCTGCTGGCGAGCCTGCAGGAAGAGGATGGTGCAGCAACCAACAAGAAAACACTGGCAGATTACGCCCGTGCCTTATCCGGAGAGGATGAATGACGCGACAGGAAGAACTTGCCGCTGCCCGTGCGGCACTGCATGACCTGATGACAGGAAAACGGGTGGCAACGGTACAGAAAGACGGACGGAGAGTGGAGTTTACGGCCACTTCCGTGTCTGACCTGAAAAAATACATTGCGGAGCTGGAAGTGCAGACCGGCATGACACAGCGACGCAGGGGACCTGCAGGATTTTATGTATGAAAACGTCCACCATTCCCACCCTTCTGGGGCCGGACGGCATGACATCACTGCGTGAATATGCCGGTTATCACGGCGGTGGCAGCGGATTTGGTGGGCAGTTGCGGGCGTGGAATCCACCGGGTGAAAGTGTGGATGCAGCCCTGCTGCCCAACTTTACCCGTGGCAATGCCCGCGCGGACGATCTGGTACGCAATAACGGCTATGCTGCCAACGCCATCCAGCTGCATCAGGATCATATCGTCGGGTCTTTTTTCCGGCTCAGTCATCGCCCAAGCTGGCGCTATCTGGGCATCGGGGAGGAAGAAGCCCGTGCCTTTTCCCGCGAGGTTGAAGCGGCATGGAAAGAGTTTGCCGAGGACGACTGTTGCTGCATTGACGTTGAGCGAAAACGCACGTTCACCATGATGATTCGGGAAGGTGTGGCCATGCATGCCTTTAACGGTGAACTGTTCGTTCAGGCCACCTGGGATACCAGCCCGTCGCGACTGTTCCGGACACAGTTCCGGATGGTCAGTCCGAAGCGTATCAGCAACCCGAACAATACCGGCGACAGCCGGAACTGCCGTGCCGGTGTGCAGATTAATGACAGCGGTGCGGCGCTGGGATATTACGTCAGCGAGGACGGCTATCCTGGCTGGATGCCGCAGAAATGGACATGGATACCCCGTGAGTTACCCGGCGGGCGCGCCTCGTTCATTCACGTTTTTGAACCCGTGGAGGACGGGCAGACCCGCGGTGCAAATGTGTTTTACAGCGTGATGGAGCAGATGAAGATGCTCGACACGCTGCAGAACACGCAGCTGCAGAGCGCCATTGTGAAGGCGATGTATGCCGCCACCATTGAGAGTGAGCTGGATACGCAGTCAGCGATGGATTTTATTCTGGGCGCGAACAGTCAGGAGCAGCGGGAAAGGCTGACCGGCTGGATTGGTGAAATTGCCGCGTATTACGCCGCAGCACCGGTCCGTCTGGGAGGCGCAAAAGTGCCGCACCTGATGCCGGGTGACTCACTGAACCTGCAGACGGCTCAGGACACGGATAACGGTTACTCCGTGTTTGAGCAGTCACTGTTGCGGTATATCGCTGCCGGGCTGGGTGTCTCGTATGAGCAGCTTTCCCGGAATTACGCCCAGATGAGCTACTCCACGGCACGGGCCAGTGCGAACGAGTCGTGGGCGTACTTTATGGGGCGGCGAAAATTCGTCGCATCCCGTCAGGCGAGCCAGATGTTTCTGTGCTGGCTGGAAGAGGCCATCGTTCGCCGCGTGGTGACGTTACCTTCAAAAGCGCGTTTCAGCTTTCAGGAAGCCCGCAGCGCCTGGGGGAACTGTGACTGGATAGGCTCCGGTCGTATGGCCATCGATGGTCTGAAAGAAGTACAGGAAGCGGTGATGCTGATAGAAGCCGGACTGAGCACCTACGAGAAAGAGTGCGCGAAACGCGGTGACGACTATCAGGAAATTTTTGCCCAGCAGGTCCGTGAAACGATGGAGCGCCGCGCGGCTGGTCTTAAACCGCCCGCCTGGGCGGCTGCGGCATTTGAATCCGGGCTGCGACAATCAACAGAGGAGGAGAAGAGTGACAGCAGAGCTGCGTAATCTCCCGCATATTGCCAGCATGGCCTTTAATGAGCCGCTGATGCTTGAACCCGCCTATGCGCGGGTTTTCTTTTGTGCGCTTGCAGGCCAGCTTGGGATCAGCCGCCTGACAGATGCAGTGTCCGGTGACAGCCTGACTGCCGGAGAGGCACCCGCGACGCTGGCGTTATCCGGTGATGATGACGGACCACGACAGGCCCGCAGTTATCAGGTCATGAACGGCATCGCCGTGCTGCCGGTTTCCGGCACGCTGGTCAGCCGGACGCGGGCGCTGCAGCCGTATTCGGGGATGACCGGTTACAACGGCATTATCTCCCGTCTGCAACAGGCTGCCAGCGACCCGATGGTGGACGGCATTCTGCTGGATATGGACACGCCGGGCGGAATGGTGGCGGGGGCATTTGACTGCGCTGACATCATCGCCCGTGTGCGTGACATAAAGCCGGTATGGGCGCTGGCCAATGACATGAACTGCAGTGCAGGTCAGTTGCTTGCCAGTGCCGCCTCCCGGCGTCTGGTCACGCAGATCGCCCGGACAGGCTCCATCGGCGTCATGATGGCTCACAGTAATTACGGCGCTGCGCTGGAGAAACAGGGTGTGGAAATCACGCTGATTTACAGCGGCAGCCATAAGGTGGATGGCAACCCCTACAGCCATCTTCCGGATGATGTCCGGGAAACACTGCAGTCCCGGATGGATGCAACCCGCCGGATGTTTGCGCAGAAGGTGTCGGCATATACCGGCCTGTCCGTGCAGGCCGTGCTGGATACCGAGGCTGCAGTATACAGCGGTCAGGAGGCCATTGATGCCGGACTGGCTGATGAACTTGTTAACAGCACCGATGCGATCACCGTCATGCGTGATGCACTGGATGCACGTAAATCCCGTCTCTCAGGAGGGCGAATGACCAAAGAGACTCAATCAACAACTGTTTCTGCCACTGCTTCGCAGGCTGACGTTACTGACGTGGTTCCAGCGACGGAGGGCGAAAACGCCAGCGCGGCGCAGCCGGACGTGAACGCGCAGATCACCGCAGCGGTTGCGGCAGAAAACAGCCGCATTATGGGGATCCTCAACTGTGAGGAGGCCCACGGACGTGAAGAACAGGCACGCGTGCTGGCAGAAACCCCCGGAATGACCGTGGAAACGGCCCGCCGCATTCTGGCCGCAGCACCACAGAGTGCACAGGCGCGCAGTGACACTGCGCTGGATCGTCTGATGCAGGGGGCACCGGCACCGCTGGCTGCAGGTAACCCGGCATCCGATGCCGTTAACGATTTGCTGAACACACCAGTGTAAGGGATGTTTATGACGAGCAAAGAAACCTTTACCCATTACCAGCCGCTGGGCAACAGTGACCCGGCTCATACCGCAACCGCGCCCGGCGGATTGAGTGCGAAAACGCCTGCAATGACCCCGCTGATGCCGGATACCTCCACCCGTAAGCTGGTTGCGTGGGATGGCACCACTGACGGTGCTGCTGTTGGCATTCTGGCGGTTGCTGCTGACCAGACCAGCACCACGCTGACGTTCTACAAGTCCGGCACGTTCCGTTATGAGGATGTGCTCTGGCCGGATGCTGCCAGCGACGAGACGAAAAAACGGACCGCGTTTGCCGGAACGGCAATCAGCATCGTTTAACCTGACCCTTCATCACTAAAGGCCGCCTTTGCGGCTTTTTTTACGGGATTTTTTTATGTCGATGTACACAACCGCCCAGCTGCTGGCGGCAAATGAGCAGAAATTTAAGTTTGATCCGCTGTTTCTGCGTCTCTTTTTCCGTGAGAGCTATCCCTTCACCACGGAGAAAGTCTATCTCTCACAAATTCCGGGGCTGGTAAACATGGCGCTGTACGTTTCGCCGATTGTTTCCGGTGAGGTTATCCGCTCCCGTGGCGGCTCCACCTCTGAATTTACGCCGGGATATGTCAAGCCGAAGCACTTAGCATGGCTTTCTGAGGCTTTCGTGTAGTTGCTGGTTTTTACACTTAATCTTTTGATAATAAAGAATAAGTTTATCTGGCGCTTTCACTGGATTTTCCTCGTTATCTGTGTGTTGCAATCATCTCTGTATTGCAGCTTGTATTGCTTTTTGGGGCTAAAAATGGCTGGCGAGAACAAACTGAGCGACAAAGCACTTAAAGGATATCTGGGGAAACCCAGAGAAAAGCAGATCACCATTGCTGATGGAAAGGGGCTTTCTATTCGTGTGAGTACCAAGGGGGCTGTGAGCTTTGTTTTCTTCTACAGGTTAGCAGGTGGCCGGGCTGCTCCGGTCTGGCTAACGTTGGGTAAATATCCTGATATGTCACTCAAACAGGCAAGGGAAAAGCGCGACGAGTGCCGTGCTTGGTTGGCTGACAAACGTGATCCGCGTATCCAGATTAAGATTCAGGCTGAAGAACGCTTAAAGCCGGTCACAGTGGAGGATGCACTAAATTACTGGTATGAAAATTACTGTAAGGTGCGTCGTAAAACTCATGCTGTAACGCTTGGCAGATTTCGAAAGCATATCTTTCCCTATATCGGTCATTTGCCCGTAAATGACACTCACCTATATGAATGGCTGGACTGTTTTGACCGAATTAAAAGTAATGCACCAGTTATGGCGGCGTATGTTTTTTCTGACACTAAATTAGCTCTTCGTTTTTGTCGGGTACGCCAGTACGCGACGTGTGATGCTTTAAAGGATTTGCGCATGAGTGATGTGGGGCAGATTGCAGGTAAGCGGGATCGGGTTCTGGATGAAGCCGAACTCGGCCAGCTCTGGAAGGCAATTTTTGTCGAGCCTGATTTAAAACTAATGTCTGAATACACGCGAAAAATGTTTGTGCTTTGTACAGTATTTGGATGTCGAATGAGTGAAGCCCGATTATCAGAATGGAGCGAATGGGATCTCGAAAGTTGGGTTTGGACTGTACCAAAAGATCACTCAAAAACTGGTGTTGAAATCGTCAGACCAGTACCTGAAATTCTACGACAGTGGGTAACGGATGTTCACGAAGAGACAAAACATACTGGTTATGTGCTGGGAAGTCTGCGAATTAGAGAAAGCGTAAGCAAGATTGGGGGGAAAATCGGTAAACGTTTGGGCCATGAAAAACAATGGTCACTACACGACCTTAGAAGAACGCTATCTACTCATCTAAGTGATCTCGGTGTTGAATTTTATGTAGTAGAACAACTGTTAGGCCATGCGCTACCTGGCGTGGCAGGTGTTTACAACCGGAGTAAGTTTATGGCTAAAAAACTGGATGCTCTGGAACTCTGGACTACATATCTCAATAGCATCGCAGCTGCTGATTCAAAAGTGACAATCCTCAAACAAAAGGCTGGTTAACATGAAAAAAATGGCAATTGTTGATAAAAAGGGTCTGGAATACATTCCTAACATTGACCGAATGATCCGTGAGAAAGAATGCCGTGAGTTAACTACTCTTGCTAATAGCACTCGATGGAAGTTAGAGAAAGAAGGAAAGTTTCCAAAGCGAATTAAAATAGGTGCCACTGCCGTAGCATATCGCCTTTCGGAGGTGCAGGCGTGGATTCGTGGGGAATGGTACTTAAATAAGTAAATCATTTCAATTAGGTAGGTTTATTACCTACCTAATTAATTTAAATCATGTTTGCCTTATTTCCTAATTTTATGGAGCAATCCTCTAAAAGATGCCCGATGAACTTATGAGTTCCAATAACATAATCTTGAAGCCTATATTCCATTCCTAATAATGACTTGTTCTCTTTGTCCTTGAAAAAAGGAAAAGAGGCAAGGTTTTCATCGACAATATAAAGGTGTTTGATTTTGTTGTTTAAAACCCTAGTTTCGTTAATGACATCGTAAGAATCAAGTTGGGAGAGGTCAATACCATAACTTAAGTATTTCTTTTTTAATTTATCCCATGTATATGGAACTTTAACTTGATTTTCAGGTATTTCTTTAATAATTGCTTCTAGCAAAGAGTATGCCATGGTACTAAACTGTTCAATAATAGCCCAAAGATTAATTACGACACTGTCATTGGCAAAAAATGAGGCTTTTCTATTAAGATCATCATAATAACCAACCCTCTCTCTATGTCTGGCTTGAGAAATCAAGGCCATTTCATGCTCTTCATCGTCTAATAAGTCTGGATTATATTGGGGAGTGTTATCTGCAATTTTTTGTATCTCCTTAAGATTTATGTTATATGTATGATAAACAAATGAGTGAAATACTATTAGATCTTCAAGTCGGAACGAAAATTTCCCAAGTAGAGACAGGAATCTACTATCATGAGGGAAATAATGTGGGATAGGATTGTCTGTTAAATTATATTCACTTATTCGTTTTAGATTTTGCATCTCTCACAGATCCTTTTAAAAGTCTTAACCTCTAGGTTCAATACCTTGTTTGCGTAGTTCTGCTCTTGCTAGTTCTTTAAGCCAATTAGCCAAACTCATTCCTTCTTTTGCAGCCGCACTAACCATTTGTTCTTTTAGTTCCGGGTTGATACGGATCTGAAATGCCGGTGCCTTACCAGCACCTTTCGGCTGTTTATCGCGCTGAATGATAGTTGACATGTATGTACCTATTGCTTAGTATGCTTCTTGATAGGTACACACCTTATCATGTTTTATTGCTCTGGAACAACGCCCTGCAGTGCTCGCAACACATACAGGGCGTTTAACCACCAACGATAGCAACAGTATCGAGGTAGCTATGAGAAATCATACCACACACCCGCAAGGGCGGAACTCGCACAACCTGAATAAATACATCTGGCGTTTTATCGCCTTGAGTACGGCACAACCGCGCGTGATTACCATCGAGGCCATCAGCGAACAGGAAGCCCGCCAGCAATCCCCAACTGGCTGCGTGATGGTATTCGCTGCCCGTATTCGTCAGGAGGTGCGCCGTGCTTAAAACCTTCCGTGTATTTGCCCGAGCTGTTAACCCACGAGGCCACACAATTGGTATCGCTCAGAACGTGAAGGCTGTTAATGTTCAGACGGCTATTGCTGCGGTGAGAAGCGAATCATCAGAATATGGCTTATCACAAGTCATTATTTCAGCAGTGTATGAATTAAAAGAGGTGCATTAATGCAGGAAATCACATTACACGAAGCCGCTGAACGTGCGCACCAAACAGAGATTATTTGCCGCCTTCTTGAGGTATACCCGAACAAAATTACAGATGCTGATATATCCGCGCTGGCGAGCCTACTGGCGCGCCTTTCGGGAAGTGTCGCTAGTTTCCTGATTGAGGAAGAAAGTAAGCTGGTGGGGGATTAAATGAATACAGAACGAGAAGTCTTTTTTAAATTGTTAGCATGTGCAGAGAGTTCATTAACTTTAAATAATTCAGCAAAAGCAATATTAAATATGTGGCTTGATTGCATAAATGACAATGAAGATGCAAATATTGCTTATGGCCTGTTGTCACTTATTGATGAAGCAGCAGAAAAACTCAATGACGCAATAAATAGTGCCCTGCTATCAAATAAGTCGAGTTAAGTCGAAGAATAAATAATATGGAAATGAAAAATTCTGGCTTTATTGCCAGCGGCCCCGCTCGGCCTGAATTTATGAACGGCGATATTTACCGCGATAAATACGGCGGCACGGTAACGATTAAAGGCGTGGCAGAACGGCGCATCACTTACCGCCGTGAGGGGTATAGCTATGACTGCGTGATGCCTGTTTATCAGTTCCGGCGTGATTTTTCCCTGGTATATGCCGCACCCCGCAGTAAGCCCACCAGCAGGGAAAAAGCGCGGGGAAACATCCAGAAAATGAAAAGCATGATTAACGCATTCAGGGGCAAAAAATGAAACTGGCACCGAACTTAAAAAAACAGCCACGCGACAGACTGACAGAGGTAATCATCTTTGCAGGTAGTGATGCGTGGAGCCATGCGAAAGAGTGGCAGGAATGGGCGGGTAAACATATTGCCGCCGACGATGTGCCGCCTGTCGTGCTGGCTGATGAGCAACTGAAAAACATCACCGATTACCGGATCATTGATGAAGATCGTCAGTGTGTGCGTGTTTACCGCGCAGGACATATCACAGAGCACAGCATGACGCAGATTGTTACGTTACTGGCTGTGGCTGGAGTGAAGACCGTACACGAATACGCGGGGATTACTGACACCAGCCCTGTGGATTTATCCGACCAGTTGCCGCGACTCAAAGAGGAATGCGAGCGTGGGGAAAGCCTGGTGCTTAATCTTCCGACGAAGCAAAAGGCGCAACTTTCACAGATGGCAGACAGTGAGCGGGCACAACTACTTGCCGATCGCTTTGATGGTGTTTGTGTTCATGCAGAAAGTGAAATCGTCCACGTATGGCGCGGCGGGGTATGGTGTCCGGTCAGCACAATGGAGCTGAGCCGCGAAATGGTGGCGATCTATTCAGAGCACAGGGCCACGTTCAGCAAACGCGTAATCAATAACGCCGTGGAAGCGTTAAAAGTTATTGCCGCCCCCATGGGGGAGCCGTCCGGTGATTTGCTACCGTTCACTAATGGTGTGCTTAATCTGAAAACGGGGGAATTTTCTCCGCACTCGCCGGAGCACTGGAGCACCACGCACAATGGTATTGAGTACACGCCACCAGTAGCAGGGGAAAACATCCGCGATAATGCGCCAAATTTCCATAAATGGCTTGAACATGCTGCAGGAAAAGACCCGCGCAAGATGATGCGTATATGTGCCGCGTTATACATGATTATGGCGAACCGCTACGACTGGCAGATGTTCATTGAGGCCACCGGAGACGGGGGAAGCGGTAAGAGTACATTTACCCATATTGCCACCCTGCTTGCAGGCAAACAGAACACCGTAAGCGCAGAGATGACATCACTCGATGATGCAGGAGGGCGCGCGCAGGTTGTCGGGAGTCGTCTTATCGTCCTTGCCGATCAGCCGAAATATACGGGGGAAGGCACGGGCATCAAGAAAATCACGGGAGGCGATCCCGTTGAAATCAATCCGAAATATGAGAAGCGATTCACGACGATAATAAGGGCGGTGGTACTGGCAACCAATAACGACCCGATGATCTTTACCGAACGGGCCGGAGGTGTGTCACGCCGTCGGGTGATTTTCCGGTTCGACAACATTGTAAGGGAGGACGAAAAAGACAAGGAATTACCGGAAAAGATAGCGGCAGAAATCCCCGTAATTATCCGCCGCTTGCTGGCTAACTTTGCTGACCCTGAAAAGGCAAGGGCTTTACTACTGGAACAGCGTGACGGTGATGAAGCTCTGGCAATAAAGCAGCAAACGGATCCAGTTGTTGAGCTTTGCGCGGCGCTTGAGTTTCTGGAGGAAGCTCGTGGGCTAATGATGGGCGGTGGTGGTGACTCCGTGAAGTACACGACCAGAAACAGCCTTTACCGTGTCTATATGGCCTTCATGGCATACACAGGAAAGGGGAAATGTTTGAGCGTGAATGAGTTCGGAAAGGCTATGAGGTCAGCGGCGAAAGTTTACGGATATGAATATATTACGCGAAAAGTTAAGGGAGTCACGCAGACCAACGCAACGACTACTGATGATTGCGATGCGTTTTTATAAAAAATGGCAATGGTTATCTACCTTGTCTACCTGACTGAAAGAAAATACTTTTATTTCAATGTATTAATGCAGGTAGATAACTATTTTTCACTGTCTACCTGTTATCTACCTTATCTACCCATTTTTGTAGACAGGTAAGGAGACGGGTAGAGATGAGGTAGACAGCTATTTGGGGCTGTCTACCTCCCTGAAACCCGCGCCATTACTGGCCTGATAACTAATCAGGTAGACAAGGTAGACAAGGTGGTGGTGCACAAAAAACTTTTTAAACGAGGGGGTAAAAATAAAAATGCACACATCAGGAAAACTGAACAAACATATAAAGCCACATTACCGCGCCCTTGATATGGCTGAACACTGGCTAAGGGTGGCGATTAAGGCAATAGACCGCAACGCCGGGGAAGGATACGCGAAAGCACATCCCGAACTGATAAGCGCATTCATGACAACGGCGGCTGCAAACTTTGCCACGCTGACCGAACGGGAGATTGCCGAAGCGGAGGAAGTGACAACCATCAATATTAAGTCCGGAGAGCAGGCAGCATGACGGCGCAAATAGCAGCTTACGGGCGGCTGGTGGACGCCCCGCAGACAAAACAGACCAGCAAGGGCACCCCCATGACGCTGGCGCGTATGGCGGTATCACTGCCCTGCAGCCAATCGGATGACGGTCAGGCGACGATGTGGTTATCTGTTCTGGCGTTTGGCAGACAAGCCGACGCGCTGGCAAAGCATCACAAAGGCGAACTCCTGAGCGTGGCGGGTAACATGCAGGTGAGTCAGTGGACTGGACAGAACGGTGAAACGCGGCAGGGCTGGCAGGTTATCGCAGACAGCGTAATCAGTGCGCGAACGGTGCGACCGGGCGGCAAAAAAGGCCAACAGGGGCAGGCTACTGACGCACTGAACAGAGCAAAACAACAGGCAGATCAGCAAGGAAGCCATCCACCAGTGGGAGATAATGAGCAATGGGGAGATGATATTCCGTTTTAAATATTGCCAATAAAAAAGGCCGGAAAAAAATAAATTTTCCGGCATGCTACATAAATCCCGACCAAAGGGAGTGAAGATATTAACACTAATTATCCGCGCTGAAGTTGTCATCCCAAAACTTTATACAACATTGCACTCGGTTGCATGTATTCGCATGACAAATATCGGTGATAGCATATATCCACAATTATTTTTAATGAATGCAAAGAGGATGCGTATGGTTGATTTATATTCGCCTACCCAGCTTGTACAGGTGGTTAATGCTGTAGATGTACAAAAACAACTAAATGCGTTGTTTACCCGTTTGTTTTTTACTCGCTCGGTAATGTTTGAATCGCGCGATATTATTCTTGATACAATCGACGATCCAAATATCCCAATTGCAGCGTTTTGTTCTCCTATGGTGGGTAGTAAAGTTTCACGTGACGAAGGGTACGAATCAAAAACAATTCGTCCAGGCTATATGAAGCCGAAAAGCAGCATTGATCCAAATAAGTTAGCTGTGCGCCCTGCTGGTGTATCACCTGAGCAATACAATGCTTTTGGGGCGCGTAATATTAAAGTTAAACAGGCGATTGTAAATCAAGCTAAAGCTATTCGTGCACGTATTGAATGGCTTGCCGTTCAGGCAATCACAACGGGGAAAAATATCATTGAGGGCGATGGTATTGAACGTTATGAGCTGGACTGGAATATTAAACCACAAAATATCATCACTCAGTCTGGCGGTGCTGAGTGGTCAGGTAAGGATAAAGAAACTTTTGATCCAAATGATGATATTGAGAACTACGCAGAATTTAGTGAGGGCGTCACTAATATCATCATTATGGGCGGTAATGTATGGAAGAAATACCGTTCATTCAGAGCGATAAAAGAGGCTCTGGATACCCGTCGTGGTTCTAATTCCGAACTGGAAACGGCCCTTAAAGACCTTGGTGATTCGGTGAGTTTTAAAGGGTATATGGGCGATGTTGCGATTGTTGTTTACAGCGGGCGTTATACCGACGAGGACGGAACTGAAAAACATTTCCTTGATCCTGATTTGATGGTGCTTGGCAATACGGCTCTTCAGGGGATTGTCGCCTATGGCGGTATTCAGGATCCGGAGCTAATCCGAATGGGGCTGACTAAAGCCGAACTTGCACCGAAAAACTATATTGTGCCTGGTGATCCGGCTATTGAATATGTGCAGACACATTCAGCACCACAGCCAATACCGGCCCGCATCAATCGTTTTGTTACCGTTCGCATTGGCTAAGGGGGAGCAATGGCTACTCATTACACTGAACTCATGGCTGGCACTGAAGCACTGGTTACTACGCTGGGGATATTTTCAGCTAATAAAGGGGTAATTCCTGCATTTACGCCACTGATGCAGGAAGATGCAACAGGTGCACTGGTGGTATGGGATGGTACGAGCGTAGGTAAAGCGGTTTATGTATCCGCTGTACAAATCGACACCGCGAAAAAAACACAGGCTCAGGTCTATAAGACAGGTGTCTTAAATGTTGATGCTCTGAACTGGCCTGAGTCTGTAAAAGAACTGTCAGTAAAGGTTGCAGCGTTTGTTGGCTCAGGTATTTCTGTTCAGCCGCTGGCTCGTGTGTAAAGGGGGATACAATGCAGAATCATTACAATGACCTTAAGCCAATTGCCGAAATTATGTACCCAAATCCAGCTGTAGAGGAATTAAAAGCTATCGCTGACAAAATGCGTTTAAGCGAGCGTCTTGTTGATATGAATCAGGTGATGGAACTTACAACCCTGAGTCGTCGTACACTGCTAAACCTTGAGGCCCGTGGAGAGTTCCCGGAGCGTGTGCAGGTTACGGAAGGGCGTAAGGCCTGGTATTTAAGCGAAGTGATTGACTGGATAAATAATATTCCTCGCGCTTCTGAATATTGCCGTGTACCAGTCCCAAAAAAGCCAGATGCGGCGCTATGCCTCAAGATTGAACGTGTACGCCGCAATGCTCGGAAGGGACGCTATAAGTTGATCTGCTAATTTCTGAACAACAGAGCAAACGAGAGAGGTATACCGACAAATGGCAACTACGCACACACTCCCTCTGGCGTCATCGGGCATGGCACGAATCTGCCTTTACGGGGATTTGCAACGATTCGGCCGCCGCATCGACCTTCGTGTAAAAACGGGGGCTGAAGCCATCCGAGCTCTGTCCACACAGCTACCGTCGTTTCGTCAGAAACTGAGCGACGGTTGGTATCAGGTACGGATTGCCGGGCGGGATGCAGGCGAAAATGAATTATCAGCCCGTCTTAATGAGCCGCTGGCGAATGGTGCTGTGATCCACATCGTACCGCGTCTTGCTGGCGCTAAAAGTGGCGGTGTGTTTCAGACCGTGCTGGGGGCGGCGCTGATTGCGGTGGCGTGGTGGAACCCCGCTGGTTGGCTAGGAGCGGCAGCAATTACAGGAATGTATAGTGCGGGGGCCAGTATGATCCTTGGCGGTGTGGCTCAGATGCTGGCACCGAAAGCCAGAACTCCCCGTACACAGACAACGGATAACGGTAAGCAGAACACGTATTTCTCGTCACTGGATAACATGGTTGCCCAGGGCAATGTCCTGCCTGTTCTGTACGGTGAAATGCGCGTGGGGTCACGTGTGGTATCTCAGGAGATCAGCACAGCTGATGAAGGTGATGGTGGTGAAATCGTGGTGATTGGTCGCTGATGCAGAATGTTTTATGTGAAACCGCCTCCGGGCGGTTTTGTCGCTCATGGAACATAAACAATCACGTCAGTGGCCGCTTTTTTTGA